CCACCGGCTTTGAGGCAGAGAGCCATTTCGTTATCGCCACTAAGCGAACTAAAGTTAACATCTGACCCGGTGCCAAATGTGAACCCGTCACTTGTAAATGCGGTTAGGCCAGAAATAGTGTCTTCTGCGTTCGAAACATCTGTGCGAATTCTCTTAGTTGCGCCACGAATAACATCATAAAGTTCCCAACGTGCCGTTCCATTATCGCGGTTTTTGCCAAGTACAAAGTCAGGCTGAAACGGTAAACCTGTATGCGTATAAGACGAGCCATCGTTTTCCCAGAGTACAACCGCAGCATGCTCGCTCGGGTTCACATCGGGCGGCGTGATGTTTTGGGTGGCGAGTGCGGAGAAGCCGGTAGGAATTATGCCGGTGCATTCCGCGTGATCGAAATAAATCGTCGCGCTTTCGCTTGCGCCGTAAGATTGCACAAATGCAAACAAGTCGCCGGATAGGCCGCTTTTCGTTGGGTTTGTGCCTGCTGATGGATCGCCGGTTCCAGTCGTCGCGTTGACATAATAGGTGTCGCCCACGCCAAGCCACAAATCCCCCGCATCAATATCGACCGCTACTTGCAGCCGCAAATTTGCAGCCAGTGTCGCTGACGTATTCGTCTGCGATGTTCCATTGTAGATGCGCCGGAACGCGTCAAAGTTGATCGTCCATGCGCCTGTGCCAGCACCAGTCCCGCCGCCTTGTTGGGTCGTTGCCATTGAAACGGTATCATCACAAAGGCCAGCCGTGACGCTGATAGACCCTGACGTTAGGATCGCATTCTCTACCTCAAAATAAATCTTGCCGGTAGCTGGAAGTTTGAAAGTAGAACGTCCGTTATTCCAAGACGCACCAGATGAAGGACAAGTTCTGTTGCCGTTTGTATATGCCACAGGGATTGAAGGCGCATTAGGATCAAGGGTCGCATAGTTCCCATACCCATTAGTCGCGTCATCGGTCGGGCTATCGTTGGTGGCCGTGATGGTGCCGTAGATTGCGAAGTGTCCATAATCACCCGTTACAGAAACATCGTCCCATTGCTGATTGGCATGCCCGCCAATCGCTAACCCAACGTTGCCAGTGAAGGTCGTAGCGAACGTGTATTGCAGCACATCGTTCTCGTAGACTTTGAACGTGCCGCTCTCTCGTGTGACTTTAATCGTGTCGCCAAGCGCGGTCGAGAAGCTGCCGGGAGTTGTGCTTCCGTAACGGCATTGCAGCGTCTTTAGGTTGTCATAGACAAACCAACTGTCTGTCATGTTGTTCATGCCAGCGTAGCCGCCAGCACTTGCCAGCGTCCCGGCTTCCGTCGCGTCAAAGAAGCCAACCGCACCATAACTAGACGAAGTAGGGTCTATGGTAAACTCAACAGAACAATCACCAGTGAAGTAGTACGGCAGGTGTATTTCTTTGTCATTAGCGCCAGTTACATCATCGCCGGTCCAAGAGAAGTTGCCTGTGTCGCCAACAAACTCAGTCCCATCGAAGGCATGCCCAGCCGTCCAATCAGTGTTAGCTGTGACCAAACCACCAGCGATATTCGTGCCGCCCTGAAGTAGGAAGCCGTTCTGGCCCCATTGATCCGCGCCATCAACAAATAGCTGCGCTTCGCCAATGCCTAGTTCGTTATCAGCACAAATTATTGTAAACCAGTGGTAACGGTAAGCCGTTGCAGAAAGTCCACTCATAGCAGACAAAGAATAGTATGTGCCCGAAGTGTTTGGAGTGTTGGCAAATTCTTTGAGAATAGTGCCATCTGTGGCGTTAGAAGGCGCACTATTTGATCCGTAAAACCTAATGGTACAAGAGGATGATCCAGTATTGAGCGACCAGTTAAGGGTTGCTCCTGTAGTGCCGGTTTGAATTACGAAGCCAGTGATTGTTTTCGAATTGCCGCTGCCCCAATCCCAACCTACGTATGCAGAACCACCAGCGCTGTTTTTAGATGCATACCCAGACGACCATGTTGTGCTGCCGTCATCTATCGCTGTAAGACCACCGGTAGCAGTCATATCGCCAATGTAGGCCGATACGTCAGCGTTCTCGTCTACCTCTGATTTTGCTTTTATTGTTAAAGCGGATACGTCGAGGATTTCCCAGTATCCGTCCGAAGTGATTTGGCCGAGGCCTGCCGTTTCTGGCGAGGTGATTGAGAGGCCGTCGAACATCACTACATTCGACAAATACCCACTCATAAAGTCATTACCAGACGGTCCGTAAGCATACCCGCCGATAACGTGCGCTTTGCCGCTCTGGTTAAACGGAAGTTCAGTGTTTTGGGCTGGATAGCTTGCGGACGAAAAAGACGTTATCGCTGTCCCGTTGACCCAAAGACGCACACGGTCTGCTGCTGTTGCTTGCGTCGTATCTACGGCTACAACGATGTGATAGTACGCCGCCAAATCTCTAAAGACAGCGTTGGTTTTAATGCTTACCCAAGAGCCGGTGTTGAACGCAACATAGATAGCATCGTTTTCCCACCCTATCGACGCCCGATCATTCAGTGTGGCTGGAGTTGCAACCGAAACAATCGAACGGGTGTTAGTGTCGTTATAGTTTTCGTCATTCTTAAGAATAGCAGAAACGACGAAAGTGCGACGGTTGCCGGAACTGCCGGGAGTGCGTGAAAGGTAACTCGTAGACCCATCGAACAACGCGCTTCCCGAGATGACATACCCGCCGCCAGCACCCGGCATGAAGATTTTGAGGGGAGGAAGGTGCAGCATTACGCGACCGTCGAGTTAGGAGCAAGCCACGTATTCGTGTCGATCTTCAAGAGAGACGCCCCCGCGTATTGCGCCAGCGTAAAACTGCCAGCAGACACCCCATTGACCGTGACCCCCGTGTCCCCGGAAACAGTAACCTCGCCCGCGCCGATGTTGACGAGGTCGATGCGGGTTTCGTTTGCCGTGAAGGCAATCGAAGCGTTCGTTGGGATCGTAACCGCCACGGCGCTCGCGTTACTGAGTGAGACAGTCTTGAGATTGTCCGCCAGTGCCAGTGTGTACGTGGTCCCTGTCTGAGCGTTGCGCCCGGCGATTGCCTTTGTCGGGTCAACCGCATCGTCGGCAAGCTGCGTCGTATCGACACCGCCTGTGCCTACGCTGATCGTGCGACCAGACTGCGTGATGGTGGAGCCGTCCACAACGAAGCGAGAGATTAGACGCGCCGACCAGTTATCAGGTGTGCCGTCGATGCTGATGAAGTGGACAACATCGCCAACCCCCGTAAGGCTGGTGTAATCTGCCGCCGATCCGTTGATCGTGTCTGTGCCGTCCCGCGCAATCGTGATGCTGTTGGATGCGTCAAGAACCTCAAACGCAAGCGTCAGGCCATCGCTGGTACCGACAGCCGGAAGGTTCATCGTGATCGACCCGCCACTGGCGTCGAGGATGTAATACTTGTTCGCGTCCGTGGTTTCGATGTTCGTCGTGCCAGCGGTGATAGACACGACATCCGACCAACCTTGCGCCGCTGCTGCTGCCGCCGCTTCGCTCGCTGCTGCGTTAGTCGCAGACGCTGACGCCTTGGCGCTGTAATGCTTGGCGCTGTACTCGGAGCCATCGACCAGGTCGTCTTCGGCAGCAGTCGCCCATTCTTTAGCTGCACCAGCAGACGCCGTGTCGGTGACGCCCGTGCCGCCAATGGCCCACGCCTTCGATGAATAATCCGTCGAGGCAACCTGACCGTCCGTCTTGGTAGCCCACTGGCTTGCGAGAGTGGCGCTTGCCGCCGCTGACGTTTCACTCGCGGATGCTGCTGCCGCACTTGCTGCGGCGTTCGTTTGGCTTTCCTCAATAGCCGTCAACGTCAAAGTAGATGCAACAGGATCACCATCGCTGTCAAAGCCGAGGACTTTCGTAGCCCGTGTAACTTTAGCTGGGAGACGGTCGATATCTGCTGTATCGCCGTCCGGTTGACGCAGCGAACGGTCGATAAGACTGTTGTTCTGCTGCGTCATAATGACGATTTTATCTAGCGTCTCTTCGACGCTCTCAGACGGAAACGGGTCATTCTCGACCAAATCAAGCCCCTGCGTATAAGCTTGAGTGCGCTCAATAACCAGCGTCTCGCCCGTAGCAGGTGCGACGTTCATCGTAACTGTGCCGCCAGCGTCTAACCCTGCGCCCGCCACCGAAAAATCAGTATCAAGCACTTTAACGGCTTCAGCGCCAGTGCTGTCAGTGACCAACGTGACAGTCAAGTCGCCGTTCGCAAAGAACTTAAACCCCGTGGCAAACGCGGTCGTGCTGTCGTTGCCAGCGTAGCTGATCCGGTTAGTAGTGGTACTGACTGTCATTGTTGCGGTTCCTCTGCCTCAATATCTCTTGCCGCTTCAGCACCGTCGGCCGTTATAGCTGCGATACCGGATGATACAGCATAGGCGTGAAAACGCCTAATAAGTTTAAAGGCGGCGCCCGGTGTTGTTGGTTTTTCCAGCAGCATCGCCATAACTTCAGGGTTTTTTGCGGCGTCTTTCAAAATTTCGATAATGCCGGCGCGTGGCAGTTTATTGAATACGCGTTTCGCTGCTTCTGAGCCGGCCCGCGCAACGATGAGGGCGTTCTGCTCAACGCCCGTACCAGAGGCTTGCGCTATGCCGATTGCGATACGTGAACCCGCGACGCTTTGTACGAGATTTCCTAGCAGGCTTTCAGCCCCGATATCAGCAGATACGCCGGCGCCGCCGACCCTACGCGTAAATTCAACCCTTGCCGCCTCGTCGAGCAGCGTCGTCAGTCGTTTTATTTGGTCGTCGTCGGTAAACCCTTCTTTTTTAAGGACGTCCATGACTGACCCCTTACCCGGCGCGATATCTTCCAAGAGCGCTTGACGGTATTTCTCAAACGAGAACGAACCGGTCGGCCCTGTTGCCTTAATCACGGCGGCGTCATATATAGTAGCTACTAGACCATCTTTAGCGCCGGGGCTTTTAATCTCGCCGCGTTTTGCGGTGCGGATAAAGTTTTTGAGGTCTTTATATGGTTGCGCTCCGCTAAGCGCTTTATTGACGGCTTTTGCGGGGTTTTCACCCTGGCCTAAAATCTTAGTGAAGCCTTGCTTATTGACGATATTCGCTTGGTGCGTTTTCAGAACAGCGCCAGCGAGCCTATCGCGCGCGGCTTCAGAATTTATCGCATTTTCAAACGTCTCACGCAGACCAAAACGGTCGATAAGCGGGCCATTATCATCTATAAAACGTTGTAGCGCCGGCACTGACACTTGTTTCGTGCCATCTTTTGTCGTGCGTATGGTGGACGCGGCCGCAAGACGGATAGTGCGGTCAATAGCATCGTTCATAACCGTCCCGTAATTTGAAATGTTTTCAGGATCGTCCATATCCAAGTCGTCGGCGAACTTCGTCGCCTCTTCAAGCTCACGTAGACGAAGATCAGAAGCGCGTTTGCCAGACGCCATAGCTCTGTCCAGCAACAGCTCAGGGCTGATTTCGGTTTTCCCGCCCATGCCGAGAGCCTGCCCGCCAAATTTACGAGTGAAAGTATTATTCAGCGCTAGCGAAAATGCCCTAGCTTCATCGTAAGCGGGATCGCCAACAGCGGCTAAGTCATCGGCGATATCTTGCGCTAGCTCATAATACCTGCGCTGATCGCTAGGTGAGGCGTCGGCATTTCGCGCCTGGTCAAGAACGTAGCTGCGAAGACGCACTAGCAGGTCAGATGTGATCGGCTTATTATCAGCTGCCGCGTCTCCTAAAAGCGCTTTAGCCATTGCTAGCTGTTCTGGATCAAGCCCAGATAGCGCGTCGTCGGCCGCCTCCCCAGCCATCTGTTTAACTGTCGCGCTCAAAACTGCGTCGAAATTCTGCCCCGGCAGCATCTCATTTTTCCAGCTTTCGATGGCGTTAATCGTGGTCGGCGCGTTAAGCTCCACGTTCTTAGGTACTTGCGCCCACAATTCGCTCTCTGCCGCGCGGCTTTTTTTCAGTGCGTCGGACAGCGCGCCATAGGCTGTTTCACTGATCGACGCACGCACATCCTGGTTTTCGACCGTTATATCCATCATAGCGGCCGTTGCGCGGCTGGTTGCATCATCGACGACGCGACCGATACGCATTTCATATAGCGTTTTTTGCAGATTAGCAGCTTCAACAAGCGCTTCAGGGTCGCCAATCTCTCGCATCGCTTCAATGACGTTTCTGATCGCCAGCTCGACAGCTTTTCCCTGCTCTTGAATATCAGCGCCGAACCGGCTGTCGGCGTCGCTTAATGCTTTCTCTAGCGCCGCCATCGACGGGTTTCCGGTCTTTTGCGCGGCAGAAGGCAGCGATCCGCTTTCAACTTTAGCCCGTAAATTATCGACGATCAGCGGGATATCTTCGTTTTGCTCTTCCAAAAAGTCTTGCAGAAACTTTGCGGCAGAAGTTTCGCGCGCTGCCGGGCTGAATGTGCTAGCTACTCTCCGTGCTGAATGAATCGTCAGCCTGGCAGCTTGAAGGTACATAACTTGAGGGTTTACAACGCCGCCTGTAATCTCAGCTGCCAGCCGAGTTGTGTTATCGCCAGGGTCCATGATTTCAGCGAAAAAAGAGCCGGCGCCCGCGCCGATAGCTGAAAAGCCTTCAGCGACGGCTGTTAGACCGGGGTGTGCTTTGATCGTATCCAGCGTGTCGTTAACAAAACGACCGACACGCGATTTACCAAGCGTGCGAATACCTGATCTAGCGACGCCGATCATAGCCGCGCCTGTCGGAATAGCGCCCCCGATAGTCTCCCCGGCGTTATAGGCGGCGGCAGCGGTTGTGCCAGGTTCAGGCCGCTCGCCACCTTGCACACTTTCAAAAAGCTGTTCCGCCCCCATAGCGCCGGCAATACCGCCCCCTAGCACGCTCAGGCCATAAGCAGCGCCGCCGATAGGGCCGCCAGCAAGCAATGGCGAGGCAACTTTAGCCGTTACGCCTGCGCCCGTAACGAAACCCATACCGGTTGTTGCGCCGCGCGCCGCGCCTGTAACTCCGGCCTCAGCCGTCTCACCAAGCGTAGACGTGGGGGCAGGCGCCTCGACAGGCACAGCGCCAGGATACATATCCTCTTGCGCGCCTTCTTCTTCAGGCGGTTCGCCTATAACTGTCGCGCCTGGATAAAGGTCTGACGTCTCTTCAGCCATTATTGCGCCCCCGGCGTCTGTCTGATCGTGCCTTTTTTATCGCGGAAAAGCGTACCGGCCGGATTATCCTGGTTAAAGGCTTCATAGTCTTGCGGTGACACCAGCGGCGGCACGCCAAATTGATCGCGGAAACTTTGAAGCTCGTTAATGTCATCAAGAGCCTGCTTACGCGCTTTCGCCGTACCGGACGTTAAATTTTTCGCGGCTTCATCCATCAAACGCTGCAAGCCGTCATCTACTGCGTACAGTTTCAGAGCGAACCGTTCAGGGTTGCTGAATATCTCAGGGAGCATTTGAACATCGCCAGCAATAGCATTCCGCTCACCTTCACTAAAGCGCGGATTATTTTGCAGCACACGTACCAGCGTTCGAGCCGTAAACCCAAGTCTATCGCGGGCCTGCACAATTTCAGGGTTTTCAGGGTCCATACTAAGTACAGCTTCACCAAGCCCAAACGGCAAACCAGCACCGGCAGCCGTCAAAGCCGCGCCAGGGCCGGTAAGATAGCCACGTCGCGCGTCGTTGAACACCGTATCAGAGCTGCTATTCGCCAGCCCCCCACCTTGCGTACCTGCGTAAGCGGCAGCCTGACCGCCTTCATCTTCCATTTTGATCGGAATTTGCCGCCCGCTGACTTCGTACGCTCTTTTAATAAACTCTGGCACAACAGGCTCGACGCGCTGCATAAGCCCGGTCGTCGGGTCAATCTTAGACGTCGATTTGTATATGTCGGACACGATAAGATCGAGTGTAGCGTAATCGTTTTCCGTCGCCATTCCGCTCGAAATGCGGGCCGAGACGTCCATCGCTTTACTGAACATCGTCCCTTTAAGCGTATCGCCGAAACCTTGATCCGCTTGCTCTAGGTGTGGCATGGCGCTGCTCAGTTGCGCATCTGTAGCTTCAGGAAATAGCGCCCGAAGGCGGCCGACACGCTCGCCCATCTGTTTTTGCGTACCGGATACGACGTCACCGACAGAAATACGAAGCTCAGGCGTAACCATTTGAGGGTCTACACCCATAGCGTTAAGAATGTTCGTCACTGCAATCTCGCGTTCGTTTCCGACCGCCTCTGACGCTATGTACGTACCTTGTATCTTACGAATTTCATCTGGCGTCGCTTTATATGGGCTGCCGTTAGCTTTAGACATCGCCGCCTCGTAGGCGGATATGGTCTGCGCAAGCGTCTGCTTACCGCCCGATACAGCTTTCTGCGCAAGGATAGGGCCGAATTTTTCTCGCGCAGCTTCAGTAGACATGCCTGACCAGTAAGCGTATTTCGCAATTTCTTGCTCGCCTTCACGGCGGCCTTTACCCTCGGCAAAACGCTCGACAAGCAAATCTTCGCGCATTTTGCGGTAGCCTTTAAGGTTATCCGCAAAAATTTCTGTCATGCGCTCATCGTTAAGTAGTGCTTCAGCCTCTTCAAAATTACGCTCAGCCATCAGCCGACCAAAAACAAGCGACGTCACCGACTGTTTTCCGGTGTTTTTGAACCGTTTTTCTTCGACGGCATTGAGAATATCCGCTTTTTCCATCACGGCGTCGTCGACATCCTCAAAAGCGTCGTCAACATTGCCGACAACGGATGCACGATCGGCAATGTCAGTGAGAGACGCCGTAAGGTCGTCCTTCATAAGCGTGCGGCCGGCAGCGATGACATCGCGGCTGTACTGACGCGTATAGCCGGCGCTTAGGTCGTCAAAAACGATGCTTAATTTCCCGACGCTTTCCTGAGAGCCGTCATGGCGGCCGAGCAGCTCCATAGCCTTTTCGCTGGCGAACGACTGAAACTGCGTGACTTGATCGGGGTCTGTCGGATCACCTTCAACCTGCAAACGCTGATATTCATCTTCAAGTGTCTGCTGGTATTGATTTTTAAGGCGCGTGCGATTGATAAGGTCACGGCGATTATCGACACGGATACGCGCTTCCGCAATCTGCGTCAATCCTTGCTGAACCGCTTTTCCAGCTGCCTCTAACTGCCCCGCCCCGAAATCTTCAGGACGCATATCAGCCTCAAGAGGCTGTGCGTTGACCATACCCGCGTTAATATCTATTGTAGCCATCAGTACACAAATCCCGGCATTGCCTGTCCAGTAGTCATCATAGTAGCGTTAGTGGTGCTGCCATAAGTCTTAGCCGCTAGGAAAGGATCGGCTCGGCTAGACATAGACCCTACCGTGCTACCGCCTAAATTACCCGCCATACCGTAAGCTGCCGCCCCCGACATAAGCAGCGTTGACGCTGCCGCGAGACGCGAGGCTTTCTTAGCCTGGCGCCCTCTAAACCGGGCCATTTCAGCCTGATTTTGAAAGTTTATCGCTCGCGTTTCACCCATAAATTCAATACTCTGCGCCTCAAGCTCTGCTTCCATGAGGTTATCTTCTAACACATCCATAGACACAAAAGTATTATTTCGGATCGTACCGCCAGCTTTTCGCCCCGCACGGCGCTGCCGGCGCGCGTTTTCGGCTGCTAGTGAACGCTCAGTTTTTGCGTTCATATCTAAAATGGCGCCGTTCGTATCGCCAGCCGTCTTAGCGGCGTTACCGGACTGAAGTTGCCCGAGCGCCTGCATCGTCCCGCCGGCGATCATGGCGCCGATCGCTATTTCTGCTCCGGTCATGCGCGTACCCTCGCATACAGCGAGCAGTCACCGCCATCAGGGCGGTATGCGACCATACGCTCAGCTTCCATGTTAAACCCTAACATACGCGCCCACCGATGCCCTTCTTCAAACTCACAATCGACTGTCATCTCAATACGCTGAAGATAGCACATATCAAGAAATCTTGATACGGCACGATGCACGCTTAAAAATCGTTCTTTCGCGGCCGCATTTGAAATGTAAGCCCACGCCATGCCACGTCCTTGCCACATAGGTAAAACCCCGGCACTGGCGATTGGAATACCGTTTACGACGCCGGTATAGCCCCACCCATCTCGCTCTAGTAGGTGCGCCTGAGCTGGCGTTAGCCAATCGGACAAATATGCCTGCCCGTTCTGCAAGTCCATATTAAGGATATGATCGCCCTTAAACTCTACGACGTCCATATTATCGGTCCTGAGTGTGCAGCTGAGGCATTAACGCCTCGACCGTCATAGGCAGCGGCTGGTCTTGTCGAATGTATATGTTTTCCTCTGTGCCGTACTCGCCATCCCATTCAACCTCAACGTCGCCATCAAATAGCGGAATTGCCGTATCCATATCATCACCGCCTTTGCGGAAAATTAACGGATTTAAGTTATTAGCGTCTATACCGACTTTTCCGCCGAGCGTCTGCCAAAAACGTATTATGAGGCGGTGTATGCGCTGTATTTTCCCTTGCGCGGTGCCGTCAGCCGCACCGGCCTCAATCCTGAGCGTTTCCATATCTGAATTATACGTAAGACCGACTTGTGCTTTACTCGTCTCCGGTGTCGTTATCGACCCAGATGACACGATGGCTGTACCAAGCGCCGCACCTTCGCCGAGAATTGTAACTGTTTCACCCTCAAGGTGGCCTAATCCTGTGATGCTGGTGACGCGCTCCCGAACTTCACCGCCCGTTTGATAAGCGGTAAAGCCAGACGTGTTAACATTTGCATCGCTACGGGTGTTCAACTCAAATGTGTTAGTCGTACTGTTGGCGACCTTATACACCTTGCCATTAACCTCAGTCATTCCTGAGACCTTAGTGATGCGTACGATGTCGCCATCGTTAAAACCGTGAGATGCAGCAGTGACTACGCCAGGGTTATTCTGGGTGATACCTGTAATGGTGACAGGGCTGTCCAGCGTCAGTCCGCTGTCGACGTAAAACGCATCCTCTTGGTCATTAGCGTCATCCCAAAATGTTTTCATATACTCTATGTATCTTTTGGTCGCGCCGTTGATGTACCGATTGACGACCATGTAAAGTTCGTCGGTCGCGCCGTCGGGCGCGGGGATAACCGCAACACTTTCAACTTTAGCGGCCGTCGTATTATATTGGTCACTGAAACCGCCTAAGATATGCCTGTGAAAACCTAATATCTCCTGATCCCGATCGTATGTCATGCCGACAACACTTCCGTCTGCCATAGCTATCCACACGACGCTTTGCGGTTCAGCCTGATACGCCATCTGTACTACGCCTGCCTGAAGCAGATGCTCAGCGACTAGGCCCATGTCAGGCGCGCGAAAGCCATCGTCTTCAAAGACATAGGCCAACTCGCGCACTTTTCGTTTACTGCGCTGCGCAAATATAATTGCGCGCCCGACGCGAACAGGTTTTATGTTTTCAGCGCTTCCAAACGCTGAGGAGCGCGTGCCTTGAATGTTTGAAGGCGTCAAGAGGCCGCCGTTATCGTTAGGTCGAACAACCCATTCACCGCCGACTGTGCCGACGACCAGACCTTTTTCATCGTCGACCATCCACTGAATAGAGTTTACGGTATCCGCAGAAAGCGTCGTCGTCGCGCCGCTATCGTCTAGTACCGTACCGTCCGTATCGGTAGGGGCAAAGTTCTCAAAATCTCCGGTGCGGCTAAGATCAATTCGTTGAGGCGTGTCAGTCGCACCCCCAAAACATAGCCTGTTCTGGTGAAAAGTCGATGTTGCCGGATAGCCTGTTGTCTCCGACCATACGCCAAGACGCCAAGTGGTTGTGGCGGTCGTTGCGGACGCGTCAGGGCCGTCTATGGTCGCTGTGACCGACGTCGTGCTGCCGACAGCAGTAATTGTTAGATACGTCCAATTCCCGGCGGCGTCTTCCCACCGAATTAGTCTACCAACGTCAGTGCTTTGAAATCCGGTATCGTTGTTAATGCCCGTAACCGCCGACGCAGTAACCGTAACGGAGCCGGTAGTCGCAGACAAGCCGAGTGTCGTATCTGTTGCGTTGGTATTGAAATAAGGGCCGTCAATAAAAGTGATGTTGGTGATACTCCAAGAAGTATCAGACGCGCGCTCAATTTTACGCGAAGGATAGTCAGGATGCGTAACGTACAGCACATCAGCCGACTGCGAAAACTGCAACTCGAACAAGTCGGCCTCAGCGTAAGTGGTTGTAAGCTCAACTGGCGATCCCCCGCTTTCAATTTGACCGCGATCTTTAATAAACCGCACGTAAAGATCGCCAAACTCTAAGATATACGCTTGCTCAGTGTTAAACTCAAAACGTACGACGCGGGTCGCTTTTGAGCTAGTTTTAACTTCGACAACATGCGCGGTCCCAGGGCGGCGCTGTGCCGGCCCTTGCAAAAGCGGAATAAAATTGAGGCAAGTTTTCAGTCCGGTCTGGTATTTCCCAAGATCAGGGCGCCCATAAACAAGCGGCGACACTTCGCCGCCGTTAAAATTGCTCTGAATAGGGCTGACTTTTGCCATTTATAGCCGTGCCGTAATCCAAGGGTCTTCAACGCTTTCAACGGGTGGGCGCTCAAAAGCGTTAATTTTACGCGCCTCATTTTTCATGTCTTCATAGATTGTTTGAGCCGACTGAAGTTTCGTATTCGACTGCGTTATTTTTTCGCAGATATCCCTGGCGATACGCGCAACAAGAAGGTCAACAAAGAGCTGGTCAAAGTCATTAGGGTCTGTAACACGGCGTATGTAGACGATTTTCAGCGGGGCGCCATCATCTGTCAGGATATACCCGCTTTCGATTTGAAGGTCTTTCTGAGCAGCTGTAGGAAGTAGCCTAAGAAAGTCGGCCGGCAGCTTATAGCGTTTTGCGTACCCGAAAGCAGGGTCAGTGCTGTCAGCCGCTAGTGAAGCGCGCTTACGCGCAAAACTCCATTGGTGCGCGCGTAATTCACTGTCTCTGGCGTGTTCGTAGACACGGTTGCACTCTCGCGCAGCTGTGCTGTCATCCGTTAAGGCTGTTATTGTTTTAGCGCCGAGACGCTGAAGAGCCAGATTACATATATCGACAGCGCTTGCCATGAGGCAGCGCCTTAGTTGATAACGACTTGATTAGCTGCAATCAGATCAGCGAGGTCTTTCAAGCACTGAACGACTTGCTGACGGTCTGCGCTTTCCGCGATATCGACCGAGACCGTACCCGCCGAAGCTGAACCAGCGTCGGACCCCGCAACGGACGTAGACGAGTTCAGGTCGAAATCCGCAAGGGTCAAAACGTATGTCCGGTTTGCCATTTAATTCTCTCCTAAAAGGAAGGATGGGGGGCAGAAGCCCCCCAACCCATTAGTCCACCACGTATTCGATTTTGAACGCGATGTCGCCGGCGGCCGCCGTAGCAGCAGCAGCAGAGGCAGTCAGGGCGATGTAGTAGTGGTCGCCGCCCGGATCGGACGAGACACCAGCATCTTCCCAAACTTTCTGGCCGGTGGTGGTGATGTTGGCCGCTTCGAAACGGTACTCGGTGAAGGCCGTAGCGGCCTGACCGAGCGTAATTGCCGTTGCGTAGCAGTCCTCATCAACAACCGTACCATCCGTTTCATAGACGCCGACATTCCAAGCCAGCGTCGGCGTACCGTTGCTGTCAAGGTCGTCAGAGGCAAGCTGGATCGAAGTGATGGAGCATCCCTTCGGAACCGGAGCCAGCATAACGATGTCGTTGTTGTCAAGGTCGCCAGTTGCGAGAGCAATGGTGCCTTGGGCGATGCGAACGCGGCCATGAAGCTCCTGCGTCGGGTTCATTACCGTCGGCGAGGCTTCATAGTTGGTTACGAGCGAGCTATCTTTGGTGGTCATTTATCAAGCCTCCGAGCAGGTGATAGCCACGACTTTTTCCTCTTGCAAGCGCGTCGCGCCGAACGTGGCTTTGACGTACACTTGGTTCGAGTAAGATTTGTCGGGGCGTTCCGAAATCTTGACTTCAATATCGTTCCACAGACCCAGGCACATACCGGACTTCGCGTAGCAGACCACGGTGCGGTCAGTACCCGAAAGCGCGAGGCGCTGACTGTCGATGAAGTTGAAGCCCATGAACGATTTGATGCGACCGTCAACAAGAACAGGCTTGTTGGTGTAGTCGAGGCTGATAGCCTGAGTTTCACCAAGCAAGTCGTCGTGCTGCTGCGCGCCGATCAAGCAGTACAGCTCTTCATTATCGACGTCGACTTCTGCTGCGATAAGAAGCTGCATGGCTTCACGCAGTTTGGCAATAGTGAGGCCGCCAGCGGTCGTCGCCGCCGTTTGCCCCGCCGGGAAAGTCGTTGAAGTGTCGCCATCTTCGCCGGTTTTTGCGGTGCCGGTAGCAGCGGAGATGATTGCATCATCCATAGCGCGGCCAATCGCGTATGCGCCATTGATGGCATACGGGCTGGTCGGGTCGGCGATAATACGCAGCTTATCCTGGTCGTCGATCAGATCGGCCCACTCCCAATCTGTCGGGTAAACCCAACGGCGATCTTGAGGGGTCTCAATGAGCGGCGTGTCGGAGTGCCGTGACGTGCGCTGTTGCGCAGTAACCGCACCGACTTGGTTAACAGGAACACCGGACTTACCGGAGAAGTTTTCGACCATAACGCTACCGCGCAGTTTCGAGCCTTTCTGCTGAAGCAGATGCTCGACGGTCGATTTATAGTCAATTACTGACCAATCGAGAATTTCATTGGACATTGGGCCAAGCCTCCTAAGTTGTCCTTAAAACTGAACAGCTTACGGCTTGTCCGAAAATCGGGGCCACCTACTCGCCTAAGTGCGGGGCAGAAGCTTGTCCGCGAAAGGCTTTCAGACCCTCACCATGAGGGCGCTTATCGACATATTAGCAACACTGTTGCAAGTATGCAACTACCATTCTTCCTGGACACGAAAGTTTGCTGTCACTGTCCCGGTCCCGCTTAACGTGCGAGCGCACAGCGTCACAGGCTGCTGTTGTGGCAGGTCGATATCAAGCGCTGCTACGGCAAGAGTGTTACTC